GATCTTCTGGGACTCGTACGCCGTCCACACGCCCTCGGAAGCGATGAGCGTGTCGATGTTGTGGCCGAGCGGCTCGAACGCCGAGTGGACGCGCTGGAGGTAGCGCTTCAGGTTGTACTCCGTCAGCACACCGGCCACGTCGTACTTGAAGCTCTTGAACTCCGGACGGTCGTTCACGTCGATGAAGTCGGTCGAATCCGCCTCATTGCCGAGAAGCTTGGTGCCGTTGGTGTTGGTCTCGTTGCCGTTCTTGAGCCAGCTGTTGATGCCCGCGATGCCCACGAACGTGTTCGATCCAGCATTGGCGCCGGTGATGTTCGTGTTCGCGTACACGATCTGGGTTCCGTTGAGTGCCGTCGCAACGGTCGCATCGCTGGTTCCAATCGCCGCGCCAGCGTTGTCAAGCATGCCTCCACCAACGCCGAGAGCCGCGAAAAGCGAGTTGTTGGAGCAGATCAGCGTAACCTTGTTCTGAAGCGGATCCACGTTCTCGACGATCAGGTTGTGCCGGGAAGTGCGATTACCCGCAGCAACCGAGTCGTTGGAACGCTGGCCGTTCGTGTGGAGGATGTCCACGCGCTGGCCACGAGTGAACCGGTGGGTCTCGAAGTTTGCCGGATTGAAGGCGATACGGGACTGGCCAGTGGCGCTGGTGCAGACCACGTTGCTCATGGTGCACAGCCGATACGAGTTGTTCTGGCTGAGGTACCAGTAGTTGCACAGGGTGTGCGCCATGTTGCGGGCGAACGCCGTGAGCTTTGGAGCCACGACCTGGTCGATGAGAGCCGGGGTCGCATCAGCCTGCTTCTCACCGAGGGTGATCATCAGGTTGGTGACGAGCGACTTCATCGGGATCGCAAGCCGGTACGCCGTGGCGTTCGGACCCTCGCGCGGGCTCGGGTACGCCTGGTTGACGTTCTGGGTGTGCATCAGCGAACCAAGCGCCGTGGTCGTATCGCCGTAGAGATCCTGCTCGTTGTAAGCACGACCCGGGTCGATGACGCCGGTGAGGCTGCCCATGAAGAGCTTCGTGATCTTGAGATCGCGGCCGAGATCGCCGGAGTTGCCGACGCCCTGGCTCGTGACGACGCTGTCGCGCCACACCGGATCGAGGCCGGCGAGGAACACCTTGAGCGACTTGTTGAGGACTTCCTGAATGCGGTTTGACTGACGGTCGAAGATCGACCCAGTTGTTGCGAATGGCATGATTTGTTTCCTTGCTTAGACGACGGATTCACCTGGAGAAGATGCCAGCGCCCGCTTGATCGTGTCCGAGGCGAATGCCTTCACGTCCGCTTCAACGTCCGTCAGGGTCATTCCGGCCTTGTACTCCGGAGCAGGAAGTGGCTTGCTGCGCAGAATCTCCTGCACATCGAGTCCAGTGACCGTTTCCGACGACCGACCGAGCTTGTCGATGTCGCCGATTACCGACCGGAAAGTGCCCACCACGGGCTCGACTGCCTTCTCTACCTCCTCGGACATCCAGGCGTCCTCGAAGGTCCCCGCACTCTGACGACGAGCCTGCATGCGCTCGAGAGCGCGCTGCTCGAGCTGTGCCCGGAGCGTCTGCTCTGCCTGCTTCACGCCTTCGTCGCCCCTGGTGCTGCGGGCGCTCTCAATGAGTTTCTGGAGTTCGGGGTTCGCTTTCAAGGCGCGGTTCAGCTCCGAGTTCAGGTTTTCCCGAAGTTCACGGACCCGCATCTTGTGAAGCTCAGCCCGCTGGGCCTCGAGCTCCTGCCGGAGAAGCTGCTCTTGTTCGTTGCTCATGGTTCTCTCTTGTTCACCCCCACTGGAATCTTCGATGTCATCTTCTTCGTCCGGGAGATCGGGAAGCTCGATCTCCTCAACCTCGTCCTCGGGGGGATCGGGATCGGGGCTGTTGGCGACTTGACGGGTTGCGTCCAGGTACTGGGTGATCTGCTGGTCCTCGTACCCGAGGTTCTCGAGCACGTTTCGGATCGCGTTCTCCCGGCGGTCCTGGGTGATGCCGGCCTGGAACAGCACACCGACTTCCTGCAGGTCCTTCTGCAGGGTGTCGTTGATGCCGATCGCCTCCTGCAGGTCCTTGCGGTTCTGCATGAGGTCAGCCAGCGTGACTTCAGTTCCGTCTTCAAGCGTGATCTTGGTGGTCGGGTCCATTTACATCCCTTGCATCTGGGGCATCTGCGGTCCAGGTGCGCCTTGCTGCATGCCCTGGAGCTGGGCCATCTGCTGATCCAGCCGCCCCAGCATAGCCATATCGTCAGGATTGGGAAGGGCGTTCGGAAGTACCAAGCCCATAAAGCTCGTCAGCGTCTTGTGGTACTCGATGAAGGCGTTCTGCACCTCCGCCGTCGCGACCGCCATCACTGGTCCGGCCATGAACGAGTTGAGCACCCGGATCTGCATCTCGGGCTTCGTGGTCTGCGGCGTCAGCACCACCTGTCCCGGCGTCGTTCCGTCACCGTACAGCAGCAGGCAGTTCCTGACCACGGACTCGTACGCAGCCTGGTGCTCGTCCGTCCACATCGCGAAGTCCAGGCCCTCCTTCAGCGCAAACAGCATGAAGGTGTCCGGGTCCAGCTGGAACTGCTGCTGGAGCTGGAGGGCCTCCTGCTTGCGGGCGACCTTGCTCCGCGGGTTGATGTCCTTGATCTTGAACGACAGCTGCCCGAGCGACGGCAGCGGGTTCTGCTCGAAGCTGACAGCCATCGTCTCCGGATCCACCACGACGCCGGCCAGATCCAGCGTGAGCTGATCGACCGTGAACGTCTTCGGGCTGAACACGACCTCACGCACCGTGCCCGCAAGGACGCTTCTGTAGCAGTCGCCCCAAGCCGCCTGCACACCGGCAGTGGGGGTGTTCATCGCCCGGTTGACCTGCTCGTCCAGGAACTGCAGGCCAGTGGCCGAGTCCACCCGGCCCTTCTCCGCGATCAGGTCGCGGATCGGATTGAGACGGTCGATCTGCTGGACCGCGAACGCGCTGATCTTGCCGGGCACGTCGCCCGAGTTGAACGGCGTGATGTTGAACGGACGGAAGCCCTCGCTGATCGGATCGGGCTCCCACGGGAACACCCGCAGTCCCTTGCCGACGTCGCGCAGCATCGTGTTCGCGTTGAACGATCCGTGCGGCAGCACGAGGACGCCGTACCGGTCGATGTCGTGCACGTTCTTGAAGAGCTGCTTCTGGAGCTTCTCGGCCTCGCGGCACAGCGGGAACAAGAGGTCGAAGACGCCGGCGCCGTGGAAGGTTCCGTTCTCCATGAACCGGGCGAACCCGATCGGGCAGTAGACCTCGCGGCCCTCCAGGTCCTCGTCGTGGATCACGTACTCGCCGCTCGTCACCACGTACCGGGTCACGGTGTCCCGTGGTCCCTTGAGCCAGAGCTCACGCACCTTGACGACCTCGAGCGCGTCGTACTTCGGATCGGAACCGACGACCTTGCTGTCCGAATACTCGACGTTGGTGCCGAGCATGTACTCGTTGGCGGTCTGCTGCTCGAAGGTCTCGCCGGGCTTGATCGTGAAATACTCGAGCCGATCCTTGTTGCGGGCCACCCTCGGCCCGAACACGTCCTTCAGGTACTCGAGCGACACCATGCGCTGCCGCAGCAACCCGCGCTGCTTCGTGTAATCCTGCGTCAGGCTCGGGAACGGGAACAGCTCCATCGGATGCACGACCTCAAGGTCGGCGGTCATGCCCACCGTGGGGTGGTTCACCATGTGCCCGGTGATGCCGCACGAACCCAGGAGCGCGAAGACGTGGTTGAACTGCGGCACGATCCGCTGCAGCTGGTGCTCCGAGACAACCTGGTCCAGCATGATCTGCGCGATCGACCGCTGCCTGATCGAGCTCAGCGACGAACCGACGCGCTGCACCAGCGGCCGGAAGTCCATGCTGCTCAGCCGTCCCGAGATCTTGTCGACCGCGCTCATGAGCTCGCTCGACTGGAACTCCATCTTCTCCTCGTCGTCGAGGTAGGAGTACCGGACGGTGCCGCTCACCGGGTCGAACACATCAAACTGACGGGCCCCCATCATGTAGTAGAGCGCCACCAGCCACGTCGCCCGGCGGTACGCCAGGCGATTCTGCTCCCGTTCGCAGTGCTCGTCGATTATCCGAGCCAGCATCATCGGGTCTTTGGTCAGCTTGATTGGGTCGGTTGCCATGTTGTGCCTGTGCCTTCTTGGCCGCATACCCACCGGGGATCATGCGGACGGATTCCTTGACGGGAACATACTGCATCACGGTGTCACGATCGGGCTTGTCCACCCCCACTGATTCCAGGGGCTTCAAGTTGACCGATGGGTGACGGGGGCCGTTGCCGTAGTAAGACAGGCAGAGCACCCCTAACCAAGAATCGGAGATTGTGATGGTTTGACCCATCCCGCGATCCAGTGGGGGTTCCTTCTCCACGGAGGCACCGAAGTACCACCTGGCCATCGCCTCGAACAGGGGGAGGGGGACGACCGTGTCAGATCTTGTTGACTTTGGTTGCGATTGGGGATGGGGTTCGTGCATCGAGGATCTCGTTGATCTGGGCGGCGGTCAGGGCATCCAGGTTCAAGCCCTCTCCCACGTGGTGGCCGTTCTCGTAGAAGTCGCCATCCCGCAGGCGCTCGAACAGGGTCTTGGCGGAGACGGCACCGCTGATCTTGTTGAGGCGGCCCCGAAGGACGAACTGGGACATGGCGACTGCGTCGATGCAGTCGTCCTTCTCCAGGCCGCCGTCCTGGGCCTCGGGGTTGAACGACTCGATCTGGTCGAACAGGTGGCGCCACGGCAGCTGTTCACGGCGCCACAGGGGCAGCTTGATCTTGCCGTGCTCGAACCGGAACTGCAGGCCGGCGATCTTGTCCTGCTTCTCCGCCATGCCGGGGTTCAGCTTGACGATCTTGGGCAGGTGCGCGACGCCGGCCATGTCGTTCGCGCGGGTACTCACGATCGAGTTCAGGGCGTTGAACAGGGAGACGCCCTGCTTGATGACCTCGGGGTGTACGGTCGGGCAGCGCCAGCGATCAGCCATCTCGAAGATCGCCTTCACCAGCTCGGACTCCTGGCCTTGGCGGGCCCAGAGGTCGAGGACGAACAGGTCGTTCTGCGGGGTCACGGCCATGAGGCAGCAGACCTTGAAGTCGGAATCCGTGGTCGAGGTGTGCGAGGTGTCGGCCGTCATGAAGATGCGGCTGTAGTCCCGCAGGAAGTCCGAGAGCGGCATCTTCTTG